AAGGAATAGGTATCCTGGACACCCACCAGCTCCATCAGCTGATCGATAAAATCCCGGATGCAATACTCGAAGTCACCGCACTTATCATCCATAGGCTGGTAGGCTGCGTTGATCTCGGTAGCGGTCTTATTTCCAGCAGAGAGCGTAGCGACGTTGACGATTTGGAAATCCTCGTACAGGTCGTTCTTGAGGATGGTGAGCATCTTCTCACGGGCTTCTGTGGGAATTTCCAGGGTGTGTGCTTCTGCACCGGCACCATCGTCCGCATCCACGGTAGCGGCACGAACAGTTTTCATACGCTCCACGAAACAGGCGAGGTCTACATCATCCATGCCGCCGGAGTTTTTCAAAATCCAGTAGAAATCAGAGGATTCGTCGATGGCATTGGCAAAGCCGGACTTGATGAAGTCATAGCAGTCGATAGATTCCCGGTGGCCCACCAATTCCGATTCGTGCAGGTCGTTGGCATACATAGGAATGATGGGTAAACGGCCATAGTTGCTGCCAGTAACGACTGCTTCTCTATCTGCCGGTGCCTTGGTGGTATTCTGGATATAGCTGCGCTTTTTTTTCAGAACCTCACAGGGCTTGTCGCTGGTCTTCTTGTACTCTGTGAAGCCGTCTACCTCGTAAAGGGTATACCGCTCTGTGGATTCATTGGGGTACCAATAACGGATACCGGCCATGAGCTCTCCGGTGTCATCGTCATACAGTGGGACAAAGCCGGGATCCTTGGGTGTATCCGCAAAGCAGAATACTTCCAGATGATCTTTGTTCCAGAAGCCAAAAGACACATGATCCACCATAGCTTTCTTTGCCATCTTCTGAATCATGTTATCAAACCGCTTGCCCAGCTGGTCTTTGGTCTTCTTGCTCTTAAAATCCACACCGTTGCTCAAAACATACTGTGCCTGCTGGATAACGAACCGGCGGAAGAACAGCGTTTTCAGCTTGTAGTTGGCAGAAAAGAAGTCCGGGACAGTCGTGCCGTCCAGCTTCCGAAGCAGCTTCTGGAATTTCTCGATGGTCACATTCTTCTTGGCGTAATATTTTTCTGCTGCGGATGCAACCTGGTATTTTTCAGATTGTTTATGTTCGCCCACCGCTTTCTGAATGAAATCCATTCTGGAAGTTTCAACATTGCCAACAGCGACTAAATCCTGATATGTTTTCATACTTCACTTCCTTACATCATCCACAGGGACTTGTATTCGCTTTGTACACTGAGCTGCTTTCTCAGGGTATAGCACAGGTAGCGCATTTGGTCCATGCTGTGGTCGTTCTCTTTTATGACCTTGTCGGTTTCGGCCTTTTCGTCCCATCGGTACTCACCGAATTCACGGATGGTATTCTTGCACGAACTGTGGATCAGTATCTGACCCTTATTCAGCATGGAGCCTGTGAACCGGATACCGTCAATAACATCATTCTTCGCGTCCATAACAGTAAATACCCCTTTGCGCCTGATCAGTTCCTTGAAGCTGGCAGCAGAGGGGTCAATAATTATTCGTTTGATTTTATAGCCGTCGGCAAATCTCACCAGATCGGCGTAATACTCTTCGTCGGTCTTTTGACGTTGCTTCTCCCGGCTGTTGTGGTAGTATTCCTTCACCATAACGGCTGTCTGCTTGTGGACTCTCCACAGGCCCATAGCGGTCGGGTTGATGGTGCCGTAGTCGATGGATATGTAATACTCACCGAAGCCCTCTGTGTCCTGTGTGAGGTGCTTCTCCTTATCGAACATGGGATAAACCAGGCCTTCCGCAACTACCCATAAGCCCAGAACGTAACGTTGGTAGAATACGCCTGCATACATCCGCTCATATCGCTCCCGAATTTCTTTGGCAAGGCTCGGGTTATCTGCCATGGTGAAGTGGACGTGTAACGCATTCATATCCCGGAACTTCTCTACCCAGTTTTTATAAAACCAATGTTCCGGTCCGGCCGGGTTACAGTTAAACCATAACTTAGAACCAGCTACAGAGCAACGAGCGCATACCTGTTCCACAAATGACCGTGGCATCAAAGCAACTTCATCCATTAGCGCACCAGCAAGAGTAATACCCTGTACCAGCATGTAAGACGATTCATCTCTACCACCAAACAAAAAATATGTGTTTTCGCGACCACATGCATCGGAAACAATAATCTTATTTTCTGCTCTGCGTTCTGTAATCTGAAAATCCTCTGGTATCCAGTCTCGTAGATTCAGTATCACATTTCGCCGGAGGGATTCTATGGTCTTACCGCAGATTCCAAATTTCTGATTATTGAAAGTTGACATACTCCACAGGAAGAAACCAACAGTCATAGAAACTGTCTTTCCAGAACGAATAGAGCCGTCGCATATAATTGCTTCTCGGTCTTTAAATTTCGGTTGTTGCCACCAGAGCATGGCAAGCTTCTGCCGCTTACTCAACTTCCGGTAGATCATCAGTATCTATCTCCTCCGTAGACTGGATTGCCTGCAAAAGATTATTATGCTTATCTGCGCTCTGAGCGGGCTTTTGCTCCTCCCAACGAAAATTGTATTTCAAACTAAACTCCGCTCCACGAGAACCATCGCGATCATAAAGCCTGCTTTCCGCATATTCTTCACATCGTGATTTCGCGCGCGTTACCGTGTCATTAAACCTTTTTTTGACCTGATAATTCAACAATGCTTGGCGAGAATTAAACCCTAGCGCCAATGCCAACCCAGTGACCGTAGGCGGTTTTGCACCAACGACAATTGGTCTACCCTTCTTGTCCGTTAAAACATTCCCATCATCATCGGTTAAAACTTTACCCTCACAGGCATCGAAATATCTGTCAATTGCTGCTTGCAATTCTTCTACTGTTTTGTAATCTAACGGTCTAGCCACGGTCACCACCTCTCTGTTCTGAACGTAAAAAGAGGCCCGGGGAAAACCCTGAGCCTCTTGTGTAAAATTCATTTATGCCATTGTATCACATTGAATTCTTAAAATCTTCTCATTTTTTTATCATTTTCAGATTTCAAGACATCCGTACAAGGACAGTGTGAACTTTCGAATCGCCTGCTCCCTCCTGCGATATACACTTGCCTGCTCACAGCCTAACTCCATGCACAGCCGCTCCACATTCCCCTTTGCGGGGTTGATGTAAAATCTATCCAGAATCAGACGTTCTTCCTCGGTTAGGAATTCCAGACCTGCATCTGCCAGAGCTACCCACTTCTGTGCCTGTTCCAAAGACCGTTCCAGTTCCTCTCGCTGAACAATGTTGGACAGGTACATATCTTCCCGGCCGGAACCACCGCCCTGTACAGGGTTACCATCAGCTGTTGCACTGCGGATACTCTGCATGGCAGATTCCAGACGTTTGATTTCCTCGGGGATGTTCTGTAGGGACCTCTTCTTGGCTTCGTACTGCTTGAGTTTCTCGATAGCTTCAAATTTCCAGTTCATAGGTATCAACCTCCTTTCAGCCTGTCATCTAGCCGCTTTACCTTCTCGTCCATCTTCTCGCAGACCAGCTCATTGAGACCAAACATCAGCCTCACCTGCTCCAGCATAATAGTGGCGTCAGCGATCTCCTCCGCCAGATGGGAAAGGTTACTTTCGCCCCGCATCACCTTGCAAACTTCCTTCTGGCACTCGGATAATTCCTCCAGCGCCACGATCAGCTGATTGGCCTTGCCGAAGTGGATCAGAGCATTGGTGTATGTCTGCACCCGCTGGTCATAGGGTATTTTGTTCATTTCTTTCCTCCAGAAATATTTCTCACCCAAAGCGCATCGCCGATAGAGAATAACGCCCATATTTGTAAGAAATTATCAGTAATAAGCGCCAGATCAATCTTTGCCAGCGCAATAAACAATACCAAACAAAGAAAACTCATTCGGAACTCCTTTCTCCATCCATCTTTGCACCGCAGTTGGGGCAATAATTAAATGTTTCTGTATCGTTGTCTAAGATGTTCCAATACTCTTTGCAACAGGAACAGGAAATTCTATCCATCGCTTTATCATATCCGATTTGCTCCCACCATCCATGCACCACTTCCACGGCATCCACGGTGGGGGCATCCATGACAGCTTGACACGCATCGGCCAAACCATCATTCATAGTAGCTCCCTGTGGGCACCTAATTCTGTTAATTGCCCTGAACAGAATATTGGCATCAATCAACCGTTTTTTAGCTGTCATCCCTGCGCTCCTTCTTCCTCAGCCACTCCGTGGCATAGATCACCACAACCGTTTCAGCTATCAGCGTGGCAGCAACACCACACCAGAATTCTATGTCAGGCATTTCGTTTCTCCTTCCTCTTCTTCGCCACCTCTGGATCCCATCCGCACTTGTGGCAGAATATCTGCACCCGGCAGACAACACCGGGATTGTGCGGACAGGTAGGCGGCGCGGGTTTCTTATGTTCGTACATAGTTCCTCCTAAACGGCCCACGCATCATTCAGCGCGGCCATTGTCTTGATTTCCTCTCCGCAGGCTTCCGGCCAGTTCGCCCGGACAAGGGCAGTGGCAAAAGCAGGCGGCACAGCGTTACCGCACCGGGCAACCTGTTCTTTCTTCGGGTATGCGTTACCATAGCAGTCCACCTCAATTTCATAGTCTGGCGGGAATCCCTGGGCATTGTACAGTTCACGGGGTGTCAGCATCCGCAGGCCGATATCCACAATCTGATAATCCACTCCGGCAACCGTTACCAGACCGAACCTGTCTTTTGCGGTGATAGTGTCCAGTGGCTTGTCCACAGATTGACCAACGCCAACACCATAATACTTGATCAGCATCGCCCGGACTTCCGCAAAGTGTGTACCTTGGGCAGTGATGGTGGGAAGGGGCTTGCGTAGATCCAGACCGTCGCAGTGGTTTTTCAGTTGGATCATGGTAGCGGCACACACGCTGTTGTGGTCAACCGCAGTAACGGTCCCAAGGGGTGCATCTATCTTGCTCCCGGTTCCCTGTTCCCCATCACCGAAGTATTTGGAAATAAAGGCCGTCGCAACGCCATACCGATTTGCCGCATCTACCGTCTGCAAGGGCATTTCCACGCCCTGCCCCCGGTGTTCCCGTTCACTTTGCTCTGTGTGATACTGGATCAGCGTAGGCGCGGCAAGGAAGTTTCGGTTCCCGGTGGTGATAGTCGGTACCGGGTCTTGAATATCCCTGCCCAGATTCTCGGCATTGTTGCACATGATGTAAGGGGTGACCACGCAATGCTCGTTCTTGGTGCAGATGGTGGAAAGCGGTTCATCAGCTGATCTCACCCGGTCACCACCTCCCTGTTGGCAAATGCCTACCACATAGGGCGTAACCACTCCAAAGCCATGTTTGGAGGTTACCGTCGGCATAGGCTCCGCTATACTCTGGCCCCTGAACTGCTCCCCGCTGTGGTTTACCTGGACGATAAACGGCTCAGGGTTGTTAATCACGAATTTTTGCAGGCCCTTGGCGATCCGCTTTAATGTATTCTCTGCCAGTGGTTTCTTTCGTTCGAAGATACTGGGGCAAGGCAAACTCCAATCGATGATCTCAGCCGCAGTCCTCCACGGCTTCAGTTGGCCGGATTGCACTTCCCATGTCTTGGGGTCACCGTGGGTGGGCTTGGGCCACACGATAGGTTTACCGTCACACCGGGCAACGAGGAAGAAGCGCTTCCGGCTTGTGGGTGCGCCAAGGTCACTTGCGACAAGCTCCCTCCATTCTACCTCATAGCCCAGCTTCCGAAGGTGGCCCACGAACTGAGCAAAAGTCAATCCGCGGCGCTTCGGGTCTGGGGTCTGGGCACGCTGTTTCAGGGGAACATTTTCACCCGGCTCTGCTTCCACCAGCTTGACGGTCTCCTTGCCCTTGTGGATGGTAATTACCTGTTTCATTACCCGTCCATGAGGTCCCCGTAGGGCTATCAACGGGCCCCAGGTAACGAACTCCGGCACATTCTCCATACTGATGATCCGGGGTTTTACTGCCGCCGCCCACTGCACGACTACCCATGCAAGAGACCTGATGTGCTTGCTCACAGGCTTTGCGCCCTTGGCACGGCTGAAATGCTTGCAATCCGGCGAGAAGTGCGCCCATCCAACCTTACGTCCCTGGCAGGCTTCCACCGGGTCCACCTCAAAGATGTCGCATTGGTAATGCTTTGTGAACGGATGATTCTTTATGTGCAGCGCAATCGCCGCGGCATCATGGTTGATTCCGATATCTACCGGACGTCTGATACCGAATTCAAATCCTGTACTCCAGCCTCCACCGCCACAGAAGCCGTCAACCGTGATTTCGTCGAATAGATTTATTTGGCTCATACGCCCTCCATCTCAAACAGTCCCGGAATTTCAAAGTTGCACCAAAGCACCTCCGTCCGCTGGTCTGCATTCTGGTTGTAGGACTTCCGGGTGATTCTGCTCCACCCGGCTAACTCCCGGTCGTACATCTCCGATGGATAGCCGCTGAGAATGACGGTGCCTTTGTGCTGTTTCAGCGCACCCAGCAGCTCCACATGGCCCTGTTCGGTCATTTCGTGCCGATACTGCTTGCCACCTCTGGTATCCAGCAGATAAGGCGGGTCCGCATAGATCAGCACGTTGTCGTGATTGAATTTCTGGATCAGATTCAAGGCTGGCCGATTCTCGATCTGTACCCCCTTCAGCCGCTGTGCCGCTTCCAAGAGATCTCTCGGCAGACGATTCCAGCAACTCACACAATAGGACCGCTCTCGTGCATACACATCCACCTTGAAACCGGTTTTCTGGTAGGTCTTGAAACCATGTCCCATCTTGGAGCGAATCGCAAACCGATACGCACGGTCAAAATCACTGGATCCCCAATTCTCGTGGGCATCGTTGAACACATCCCGGGCATAGGGTGTCAGGCTGATTGCTTCCGCCAATTCCTGCGGCCGGGTGCGTAAAACTTTAAAGAAGTTCACGATATCGCCGTCAATATCGTTCACAGTTTCGATGGCAGAGGGTGGCTTATTGAACAGCACCGCGCCGGATCCGAAGTATGGTTCCAGATAGCTTCTGTGGGGCGGCATTAGTGCAACGATTTCCTTTGCCATGCCCCATTTGGCACCGGGGTAGTTGAGTAACGTATTCACTTCCCCCACCATCCCTTCATCCACTCCATCCTGGCATCCCACCAGTGCCAATAGGCAATACAGACCGTCTCGCAATCTTCCGCCATAGGACACTTCTCACAGGGCCCCTTTTCCAGGTACCGGCGGACGATGTCAGGATGTTCGTAGCAAAATTTATCGGTTTTCTTGCGCTTGTGTTTCCGGTATGCCCGAATCGGATAGCTGTGGATCTGCTTCCAGTGGTAAAGAAACCAGACCTTAAATTCATGGCAATAGCCGCCGAAGGGGCAGCCGCTTTTGGTGCAGGCATCACAGGGATTGGGGTATGGTCTCATAGCTTCCTCCTTACCAGATCCGGGTGCTCATAGCGCCAGACATTTTCGTTAGTGCGTCTGGTGGGGCGGTGGATATGGTCGTTCCAGTTCTTTGCCCACCAATCCCGCCATTGCTTGCAGCCTTGCGCATATACAGGGCAGGGAATCTTATCGCATGTATCACAAGGACTCATGGCATATCCTCCCTAAATAAACGATGAATAGCTTCGAGCTCTGCTTCACCCAACTCTCCGGATGCGCCCTTGGGGATATCCTTTTTCCCGTATCCGGGCATTTGCTTCTCCCGGCTCTCCCAGCCTCTTACCGCCGCTTTCCAATCCTCCATGGGGTTCTTGCCTACTTTCCAGCCGTTGGCGGTATAGTAATCCACAAAACGCTCCGGCGAAACATGAGTGTACCCTTGATCCTGGCAATAAGCCCTCACTGCTTCAACATCTGGCGCATGAAAGCGTGTGCGTGCAGGCGGCTTGTCCGCACTGCTCTCGCATTCGGATTCGGATTCGGATACGGATTCGGATTGGATTCGGATATCGGGAACATCTGCATTCATATGCATACAATTGCAATCAGATGTATTCACGTTCGGTTCAGGGTACTTACTGCGCTTAGCACGTACATTCTGATGCTCATTCCACGTTGGTAGGTACAGGTACGGCTTGCCCTCAAACTCATACAGAGCAACCAAGCCTGCACTCGCCAACGTCTTGATGGCGGCAGATACGGCCTTAAGCGTCAGGTTCTCCTTCAGAGGAAATAATCTGTTTTTGATAATGGCAGGTCTTCCATCGAATCGTCCGAAATCGTCACAGCTTACAATCAGGCGGTAAAATAAGACCTCTTCAAACCAGGACAACTTATCCACGGTGTCACTGCTACATATGGATTCTTTTAAAATTCTATTCGGCACTTAATCACCGTCCATTCTCGATACTTCTACCAGAACGCCCGGGGGCTCGCCGTATACCTTGCAGCTATGTATCCCCACCACCCTGGAATCGTCCTTGTACGCCACTCCGTTGAGGGCATCCAGAACGGCCTTGATTACGTTGTCAAGGTCGGGTTTTGCCGAGGGGTAAATTTTCCCTTCCAGCATATCCGCCTGTTTACGCTTGCTTGCGCTCTTGGGAACAGGCATCCGCTGCTGGATTTTCACCCGGATAAACACATCGTCCGGGAATCTGTGCCCATGAGCTACTCGGCGATAGCTGTTGGCGATCTGATATTCATATGCACGGGTCTGGGCATCTGTGTAGGAATGCCCATTCCCGAATCGGGGCCTACCCTTTCCTTTAGGCTTACCCAGTACGAAAAACTTGATAGATTCCATAATCAAAAGGGTAACTGAGCATCGTCGCCTTCCAGCATAGCAAAGTCGGAGGCCGGAGCGCTTGCGGGGGCAGAGTAGCCACCGCCGTAGTTGTTTCCGCCGTAGCTTCCGCCGCCATAGGTGTTGCCACCGTAGGAGCCGGCGCTGTCGGAATCACGCTTGCTGTCGCCAAAGTAGCAGTTGTCTGCCACGACTTCAGCAGTGCGACGCTTGTTGCCGTCCTTATCGGTCCAGTTTCTGATCTGGAGCCGGCCGGAAACCACGATCATGCGGCCCTTGGTGAAATACTTTGAGACGAATTCTCCGGTCTGACGCCAAGCGACACAGTCGATGAAATCGGTTTCTTTTTCCTCGTTCTTCTCAGCAAAGTCACGGTCAACTGCTACCGTAAAACTTGCCACAGCCACACCGGAGCCGGTGCGCCTTAATTCGGGATCACAGGCCATGCGGCCCATGAGTGTAATGTGATTAAGCATCAGGATGCCTCCTGTAGTAAAGTCTTGATTCATCCCAATCGGGATATTTGGATTTTAAGTATTCGCGGAAGAATTCTCGCATTTCCTTCCGCGCTGTAGTCTGGTCATATTTCCTGTGGCACAATGGACAAAGTGTCAAGCCGTTTTCAGGGATGCCCAAACCACCTTGTGCTCTGGAAATAAAATGGGCATTTGACCACGCCAGAGGTGCAGGAGCGGCAGCTCCGCAATTAACACAGCATGGCCAGCCATCAAAACTATCTCGTTCAGAGATGGCGATTTTCGCATTACGGTCAAAATCTCTTGCCTTGGTGTCCTTACGCATCCCACTCACCTACCATAGCTGCTAACTTGTCCGGCGGCAGAGTTTCGATATCCAGCGCCTTGCAGTCCTGAATCAGACTGTCAATCAGTCGGGACATCTGCCTGGTATCAAAAACACTGGATCCGTAATAAGCAAAGATTGTTCTACAACCGGGCACGTTGGACTGTCCCCGATCAACGCATTGCCAACCGTCACCGTTGGTCTCCCACATTTTTCTGTGCCGCTCAACGTCCTGTTCCCGGATGCACATAGGAGTATAATTGTCGCCTACGTTAAGAACAGCTTCCCGGTATACTTCCAAGGACTTTATGCCCATTGCTTTTGCCAGCTTGTGGATCAGAACCCACGCATAAGCATTGGCATCCAGGCTGCGTTTTTCCCGGTGCTCCTTAATATCCAGATCATACAGCCTGTCCCTGTGCTTCCTCACAATAGCCATAGCCTTACCCAGATCTTCACGCTCTGGGCGGATGTGTAGCCATCCGCCCTCCAGCTTGATTTCACGGAACCGGATCATAGGGCAGCCCACTTCTCTTTATAGACCTCCAACAGATTTTCTGCTTTCAGCCAATCGACGAAGTTCTCGATGAACTCGCCAATATCCTTAGTGTTCTCCCGGGTGTAGGCTTCTTCGTATACATCCTCACCGTCACACACAAGGTATCGGAACTCTGTCGCTTCAGGAACAATGTAGAAATAAGCCGGATGCTGGGGGCTGAACAAATATTTGCCGTAGATATCCTCGGAAGCAAGGCTTTTGTTTCGGAACTTCACGTCATAGATAATCCCTGCCTTGAGGGCATCCAAGATTCCATATACAAGGAAATCCATATCGCCAACGGTAATCTCCCGCTTGGCCTTGACCTGTACAGGCGCATTGCCCAGGATCTTCGCCACTTTGCGGATGCCGGTCTCCCACTTCTCGTGAGGGTAACGGGAGAGGCTGTGAGCCTGTGCGTAAACCTCGTTTTCAAACTCGATGCCGTTCAGCATCGCCTGCGTTCTTTCCTTCTGTTCCCTGTTAAGGGTTGCGAGAAAGTCCGCTCTAGCGTCATCCTCGCAGCCCTCGTGGCAATCGAATAGATAGCCCCACGCAGACAATAGGCTTTGCGTAATCAGGTATTTCATTTACGCCTCCTTGGGGACGTAGCCCTCCTTGGAATACTTCAGACCAAGATAATCCGTCTTAGCAGTCAGCATGGCAGAGGCTTCTTTCTTGGAAGTCAATGCATGATCCAGCTCAAGGATCTTACTTACTGCCTGATTCGCGGTCTGAGCATCTACCACCTCATTGATGATCGCATTGATCTTGTCCATGGCCGCATCGTACTTCTCACGAAGAGGTGCGTAGCTTTCTTTCTCCCTGGCGATATTCGCTCTGGCAGTCTCAAACAGCTTGGTCACGAAATCATTGGGCGCGGATTCGTTCAGCTCGGGAATTACCCAGCGTCCGGTAATACCATGGGTGCCTTTGGCGAAATACTCCTGTTCGGGAGAGAAACAGATCACTCGCTGAGAACCGATCATCTGGACATAGCCGCCGAAATCGCAGGGGTTCCAGACGGTGTTTCTCACACTGCCCTCGCACATCAGACGCTGGGTAGGATTGCCGTCTTTATCAGCCTGCTCCTGAGAGTGGAAAACGTAGATTACGTTCTTGTTAAGTACGGTCTTAACATAGTCGGTAAAGGTATTGAACTCGGACTTGACAAAACCAAAACCCTTAAGGCTGTTGAACTCACCGTTTTTCTGCTTGGCACCTTTGACCCGCATCGCCCAATCCTTCAGGAAGGTGACGAAGCTGCCGCCGGTGTCGATGACGATGGTCTGGAACTCTGCCATTTCAGGAGACTTGATATCTTCCAGGACCTCTTCATAAGTGCTGCACATGATAGTTGCCTGTCGATGCTGGGCACGGACACGGGAAATGCCCCGGTCAAAGTCAATCAATACAGGGGCAGGTGCGGACAACGCCAGAGTAGTCTTGCCCACACCGGGAGCACCGTAGATGATGGCAGAAAACTTCTGCCCGGAAAAATCCATATTTTCGGGTCTTACAATAGCCATAAACTAATCCTCACATTCTTTAATCTCATCCCTGCCGGGACGTTTGCTTTCTTCACTCTTGCAGTCGCAAACCTCACCGGGATCCAGCGTGGCTCCGCAGCAACCGCAAATTCGGAAGTACATCACGCCACCTCCACAACATCTTCGTTCTCTGTCAGTTCTTCCAGACAGTGCGCACAGACGATCTGGTGACTGGTGGCATGGAACTTATCACCCGGATAGAGCCGCCGCCAGCACAGGGTGCAAACTGGGAGCGTATCAGCGAATTCATCCCACAACCGCTCCCGGATCTCTGCCTGAAACACAGGGTCGTTGCAATCAGGAAGCATCTTCCTTATCCTCCAATTCGTATATCAAGGTGAACTTCCGGCCATCGGGGGCCACACCCTCGATTCGGATCTCATCACTTGAGTAATACTTGCAGTTCCGGCTGCTTTGATGCACAGCTTCGATGGTACCGATCTCCTCTGCTACCGGGAGCAGTTTCTTTAAAACCATAAACACTTGCTTTTCCTCCAATCATTTGATATAATTGGGATAGCTTTATATCCCTTGCCACCTTCGGAGTTGCCGCTCCTGGGTGGCTTTTTCTTATTCCCCGTACCGGGTAGATGCGTAGGCAACGACTCTGCACACCGCTGCCACGGTGCAGCCGGTCACAACGGCAATCAGGACGTACATGCCCCAGAAGTGGGTTGCCACAGCCATTCCGGCAGCGGCAATCAGACCAATCACATCCTTGATCATGCGGTTGCGGCACCGCTTCTGCTTCCGGGCATGTTTGTTAGCCAGCTTGGCGGCACGTTCCAGAGCAGCAGAATCCTCCCGCTTTTGGTTCTCTGCATCCTCCTGGGCCTTGGTACGGCCTTCAAATAGTTTCTGGGTCTGGTGGTCGCAGACGGTATCCTCGTCGACATGCATCATCTTCATACCGTCCCCGGTGACGCGGCCAACATATAGGCCATCTTCAGGCTTACTCATTGGTCTCCTCCTTGATCTTCAGATTCTTGATGCCTAGCTTCGCTTCGATCTCCTTGATGGTCATCTCAACCACAGGCTCCTCGATTACCAGATCACCATAGCAGATTTCACCCTTGCGCAGCTCTGCACACTTGATGGTCTTTTTGCAGTTCTGGGAGGTATGCCATACAGAGATACCGGCGAAGATGCGCTTTTCAGCGTGGATGTACTGCTTAGCTTCGATGCCACAGCCAGCTTCGATGCCCTCGCCAGCTTCGATGCCCCAGCCAGCTTCGATGCCCTCGCCAGCTTCGATGCCCTCGCCAGCTTTGATGCCACAGCCAGCTTTGATGCCCCAGCCAGCTTCGATGCCCTCGCC